GACAGGAACAGACACGACGCCCGTGTTCCTATCCCCAATTCCACCTCCACCTCCAAGTTGCTCTGGGTTCGTACCTCCACCTGCAGGTGGCACTCTTCCTGAGCCAACATACCCTGGGGACGACATCTTCAACGACGACCCAGATGTGGACTATGGGCAACTGGATCCAGATGTGGACTACGAGGTTCTGAACGAGGAGTATTCCACCAGCACCTACTACAACATCGTCCTCAAGAGAAGCGACTTCCCCCATGCAGCAAAGACATTGTTCTTGCTTGTGGAGACCACCCCAGGCGAGTGATCAGTAGTTGTTCCTCGACAATATGTTGAGGTTCTTGTTGACGACCCGTATCCTTTGCTTAAGCTCCTCCTCGGTGTTGGTGTAGAGCACTGGGTACATGAATGGCTCAAGCGATATGTTGCCACTCTTCACCTGAAGGTCGTCAGCGAGGTCAATCAAGTCTGTGTTGGGGCAGAACACCGCCATCGAGATTCCGTGCGTGTATATTGGCGATTCGTCCTTGCCCGATTGGTAGACAGTGTAGATGTCAGAAACCTGTGGCATCTTCTCCATCACGAGGTTCACTAAGTCGCTGGTGTTGAACGAGCCGAACCCGACTTGCCTGTTCCTGACATTGAAGAAGTATGACAGAAGGGAGCATACGCGCTCCATCACCTCGTTGGACGAGATTGAGTAGTCGTCGTTTATCCTGACCTCCAGCCAGGATGCGTCGTAGTCCCCATCGCTTCCTCGGATGATTGGTACCGTGGTGTGTCCACTGGACTCCAAGAAGAGCCTTGCGTCCTCTTCTGGGACACTGGATATCTCGCACCTCATTGGGATTGCTGGCATCAACACCGGCTCGTGGCACATGTCCTTCATGTCCACCATCATGGACTTGCATCTCTGAACCATCTGGTCGTAGTTGATGTCTGACACATCTCCGAAGTTCGTGATGTACCAGATGTAGACATTGTTGGAGTCGACTGCGTCAGACAGCGATGCGCCACCATATTTCGTGAACCTTGCCGGGTTGAGGTAGTACCTTGGGTTGCTGTGGTTCTTCACGCCAAGTTGGTTGAGCCAGCGGTAGAAGGTCGCCACATACTCCCAGTTGTTCATCACCTTCACGGAGTTGAACATGCCAGAAATCGAGGGTTCGTTCATTATGAAGAACTCGTAGTCCTCCTTCGTCACGAGCCTGTTGTTCATCTTGAACCAATGTGGTGCGCGTTCGCGTATCTCGTCAACGCCCTCCTCCCTGACCGCTGATGTGGAGCTTGTCAATACTGAGCAGTCAAGCAAATCTACATTCGTCTCGCCAGGGAACAGCTTGTCGTAGAGTTCCTGGGATATGCCAAGCATCGCGGCGTCGTGTCTGAACTGAAGTTTGTCTGGAGATGGCGTCACGCCACCCTGCATTCCCTATGTCTCCAGGTAGAACACATACAGTTCGGAGTTTGGGGTGAGTTTCCTTGTTGTCACGCCATCGCCAAACTTCAGCACAAGTTGCTTTATCTCGTTCAGCTCCACATTGAACACATTGTCGTCCTCCCCACCAAGTCCATTGTAGAGGAAGTTGTGGAGTTGGTCGGTGTCGTTCACATTTGGCAGACCCTTGAATAGACCTTGCTGGGTTGGGTGGAACACATTCACGATGGTTCTGCTCCAGTCAACCTCGTCTGGGTTGTCCTGCTTCGTCTGCTTCACGACTTCCACTGCGAATATGTGGGATGTGGTTGCGTACTTCTGCTCGTCCATCTCGCTTCGCACCATTGGCATCACGAATGTCTCGTAGTCGGTGCCATTGGGGGTGAACACAGTCGAGTACCGCTTCCACACGCCATTGTGGAGAACGATGTCGTATGGCTTTCCCGACTCCAGGTTTCTGGGGATTTGACATTCCTGCCAGTGGTATGGGCAGTAGGAGTAGTACTTGCCCTCCTTCGTAGAGACAAGCGCGAATGGGGGTATTGACACATTGCGCGTCAGGGGGTTTTGAACCAAATCTCCTGCATTCGACAACCTGAACATCGCTGTGCTTGGCGTAATGCCACTTGCGTTGTAGCCAATCAACTTCGCAATCCTCACGATGTTCTCGTAGTACTGGGACTGGGAGAACATGGACTCTGACGCCGCGTGGTTCAACTGGTACGCCAATGTCTGGTACATCGTCGCCACAAGATCCACCAATATGGCGATGTTGCTTCCTGGATACACCTGGTCCCTTGTCGCCGGATCCTCAATCAACTTGCGTATGATGAGATCCCTCATTTGGTAGGCGTTGAATGTGGCGTACTTTATCGGAAAGTCCTTGGACAAGGTAACATTGTCCTTGCTGAACCTCTTTTGGTCGTCGTAGTTTGAGTTCTTTGAAATAGCCATTGTTCTGTCTCTATTGGTTTTCTCGCTTTGCTATTTACCATTATAAAAAAATTTCAAAAATTTTTCAAAATGCCCCTCGGTTTTTGTTCGCTTTTGCGTAAATATATGTAGACTTTGAAAAAGGAACTTCCATGAAAGTGTCAGAAACAACCAAGAAAATATACGAAGGGATATCCAACATCCTCAAGGAGAACGGACAGCCCCTCACCAAGGCTCAGGTGTATGCCATCGAGAGCATGGTCGAGACGGTCGAGGACGCCACCGAAAAGAGGTGTTGCGAGGTCACTGAGGGAATATTGAAGAAGAAGGACGCCTTGATTGCAGAAGCCAACAAGAGGGTGGAGGCAAGCAAGGGTGCTGTTTCTGAAGCCACCATGAAGAAGGTGAACGAGATGGTGGAGAGCAGGATAGAGCAGTTGAAGAAGGACATTCCACAGGTGCTGGACTACGCGAAGATGAAGAAGCTTGAGTCCTGCATGGCTACAATCAAGGAATGTGTGGGATACCACACAGACGAGCAGGTTGAGCGCGTGGCTTCCGAGTCTGCCAAGATGCTCAAGTCCACCAAGTCTCTTATCGAGACACAGGCAAAGACGATTTCTGAGAAGGTTGCTTCGCTTGCTGAGAGTGCTTCGAAGATGAAGGCACTACAGGAACAGGTGAAGCAGATGAAGCAAACAATAGACGCAAAGGAAAAACAGATAGTCGAAAGCACAAAGGCGAACACAGAGCTGGTCAACCAGAACCAGAACCTGCAGAAGAAGATAGAGGAAAGCAAGAAGATAACTGAGAGCATTGAGGAAAAGAGAAAGACAGAGGCATTGAGGTATTATTTGGAGGAAAAGATATCGAAGTACCCGAAGTACGAGGCAACTCTTCTCAGAAAGCATTTTCAGAACGCCAAGTCCAAGGCAGAGATCGACGAGAACTTCTCCAAGGCACTCTCGATGGTGCAGGAGAAGCGAGACGCGATGAGGACAGTGCAGGCTATACCGGTGGCGAAGGTTCCAGCCACGCAGGTGAACGAGAACAAGGGGACCGAAAAGCAGATTTCAGGTGAAACTATTGTCAAAGAAAGCGGTGGGGCAAACAAGGAGGCGTCCCCCTCGATGTATGACGACGGCTTCGTTGAGGTTGAAGCAGACTTCGACGAAGACCCAATCAGCAACGAGGAGATGCAGGCATGGATGTCCCAACTTTGACATACTTCACACCAAACAAAGAACAAAACATAGGTAAAAGACATGTTTAAGACAAATTCAGAATACCAGAAGAGGTTGCTCAAGCGTTGGGCACCCGTCCTGGAGAAGGGCGCAGCGATCGACTCCGTCGAGAAGAAGCTCGTCCTTGCGCAGGTTCTCGAGAACACCCGCAAGGAGTTCACGAAGAAGAACCTGTTCACTGAGGCTGCTCCTACTGCAGTCCAGAACACGATAGACAACCGCGACCCAGCATATCAGGCTCCAATTCAGGGCAAGGGCGTTCTCACTCAGAACGACTATATCCTCCCCAATGTTGTGATGCCTATGCTCCGCCGTATTTTCCCAACCCTCATGGCTCACGAACTCGTTGGCGTCCAGGCAATGACTGGTCCTACGGGCTATGTGATGGCTCTCCGCGCGATTGCTGCTAACCCAGAGCGCGTTGGACTTCCTCAGGGCTACGAATTCGGCTATGGTGATCACGGTCGCACGAACCAGAGCATCTTCACTGGCGACAACGCCGTGAACACGAATGTTCCTGCTGATTCCTCCAAGGGTGAGGTTCTTCAGAACAAGCTCTATGCCGAGGATCCAAGACTTGACGACATTGGCATGTTCATCAATGGCACTTCCTACTCCGGCCGTGGCGTTCCTACGGGCCGTGGCGAGGGCTATGCCACTGGTGGTGGATATGCTACTGGCTGGGCTGGCAACTCCCCTCATCCAGGCGGAAACAACGGCTTGGGCACGCTTGACCCAACCTTCGGTCACTGGAGGAACAACACCTATCCTCAGGCTACCATCAAGTTCGAGAAGAGGCTTGTTGCCGCTGAGACGCGCAAGCTTGGCTCCGAGTGGACGCCAGAGGATGCGGAAGACCTTGAGGCAATGCAGGGAATCGACATCGAGACCGAGATGACGAACCTCATCTCCTATCAGCTCGGTGCCGAAATCGACCAGCAGATCAAGGAGTCCATGCTCTACGCAGCATGGGGCACCGCAAAGGTTCTCGATGTCTCCAAGCTCGATGGTTTGGATCAGATGGGCCGTATCGCCGCAATGCTCACGGTCGTGACACGCGAGGCGAACGAGATCTCCATCAAGACCCGCCGTGGCGCAGGCAACTTCGTCCTCGCTTCGACGACGGTTTGCTCCTGCCTCCAGCAGCTCGGAACCTCCAAGCTCGTGAGCGATGGCAAGACGATGCCTTCCGTCCCTGCTTCCAGCATTGGCGCAATGACCAAGGAAGGTCTCATCAACGATGGGCGTCAGCTCCTCGTCCGTGACACCAACACCTTCGGTTCCTACGCCCTCGTTGGCTACAAGGGAACTCACGCTGGCGATGCTGGCATTATCTACTGCCCTTACATCCCAGTTACGCTCTACAAGGCAATCAAGCCCGAGAATGGTTTGAGCGTCATCGGCGCCCGTACCCGTTATGGCTTGGTCGATAACCCTTACGATGCAGAGAACTACTACTCCCTTATCAAGTTTACCGGATTTGATAAAGGATATACGCTCGGCACAGATGAGCGCACGTTCTTTGGCGATGTCAAGGAGGACAGCTCCATGACATTCTCCGCACGTAGCGGTCTCATTGGCTAATCTTCAAGGTTGGCTAATACGCAACAAAAGATGGTTTGGGTTTTCCCAAACCATCTTTGTTTTATTGACATTTTTGGTTGGTTTTGTCGTATAATTGTAAATAGATATGACAATGCTCCAAGGAATTAAGGGTTCCTCAGAGCATCTAATCAAATCCAATAGGAGTATTATTGAAAATGACTAAAAAGAATTATACGAATCTAAGCAACGAAGAGTTGCTGAGAGATATCAAGAATATTGATGTATATCCAAACAAGTTGAATGTTGTTCTTAAGAATCATCATTCTCAGTTGTATATTG